AAGCATCAATATTCTTATCATTAATCATTTGATAGGGTTTTTGTTGAGACTTCAACCAATCATCAATATTCTTATCATTAAGAACACCAAAAGACTTGTTTGTAGACTGTGAAAGCGCTTGTTGACTAAAGTTATCAATAACAGTTCTCAGTACATCAGGATTGAGATTATAACGTTCAGTCAAATTACCAAGCTTCTCACCGTTACTTAGTGCATCAAGAACTTGACCAACGGTTAAAGCACCTTTCCCTGTCTGGATTTCATAATTTCTTACAGAATCTTTTTGAAGCATTGCTCCTGCAATCGACATCAAAACACTCGCTGCAATACCTATGATTGTTACCCGCAAGGCACCTTTTGCGAATGCTCCCATCATACTACCAGCAGCGGATGCTTTACCCATCGTTGGAACTTTAGTTTTACCGAACACTTTCCCAATCCCTTTTATCGAAGAATATAATGAAGCAGCGGTAGCTGCCCAGATAGCCATCTTCGTAAAGAAGTCATTCCAGCTATCAAACCCATTATCAAGTGTATCAGTAACGGCAGAAATTGCAAGTGGGTATAAGAAGAATACTGCAAAGAGTTTTCGCAGAGGTCTGAATGCAGCTATTACCGCTGCTGTAATAAGTTTTAATTCTGTATTGAACTTGAAACCTTTGTCAGTTACAAACCCAAGTTTTTCTCCAAGTTCACCAAACAGTTCAATAGGTGCTTCAAGAGCAAGTCCGAGATATTCTGATGCTTTGCCCAACATGATCCAAACAGGTTCAGCTTTTTGGATTGCATCAGACATGGTATTAAAAAGATCACGAACAGTCTTATCAAAACCAGATTGGTTGAACGTAGCATTAGCTAGCCAGACATTATTTTTGAAACGATTAATTGCAGAGTTAGTATTAGTTAATGATGCGGCAAGCTGGTCACCGTTGTTTGCTAACTTTAATAACTCAATACTTAGTTTTGGAAATAACTCTTCTGCTGTAACTTGACCTAACGAAGTAGCTTTACGCAGTTCAGCAGTAGTCATTCCCATTGCTCTAGCGGCAGCCGCGTAAGCGCCGGGCAATCTTTCACCAACGAAAAAATGTTCAACAGGGGTCGCTACACCTCTGCCAGTTCTCTTATGAACTTCTACGTATTTCTACGTAGTCCAGATCATATCTTACTCTACAGCATAACCTGTTTAGAGCCTCACCATTTCCCCTATCAATCGCTTATAGGGTACGTGCATTGCACTGACCGTTGGACGTTTTACTTACCAATCATACTCACATGAAATAGAAGAATGACATTTTCTTCTTTTGATATCTTCTATCTGATGGATAGTTACAGATAGATTATTTGACATACTGTAGACTTCTACAGAAGAATACCCTTCCACAAATTTTCTACAAATCCACCGAACAGTATCTTCAGATAATTTATTACTTCTTTGTCTAATCGGGATATCTGGTAAATCTTGTAACAAATATTTCCAATTAGTTTTATTTTTAATGCAAGTCAAAGTACCACTGCCTATATCATACTCGCGTCTTATGTCAATATTCCGAGCACCTTCATAAAGTCTCCAATAGATACTCAGTACATCCTCTTCAGATAACCTGTTTCTACCGTTACTTTCACCTCTAGGGATATTCTTCAAACCTGTTGAATAAGCATGTCTTTGGTTATCCCCAGAAGTAACCCATTCCAAATTAGAAAAGTGGTTATTGAGTTTATCTCCGTCTTTATGGTTGACGTATTCTAAACCCTCTGGATTATCTATATATGCTTTAGCTACAAGACGGTGAACTAAGAAATTTTTATTTTCACAGTTCTCCATGACAAGACAAACTCGATAATATTTACTAGTATCAAGTTTTTGCTTAAGCTCACGCAAACCTTTTCCTTTGGAATTGGTATAAACAACTCCGTTTTCAGTGATATAGTAGTACTTTGACTCTTCAATTCTCTTCATGTGTAATCTCCTACTAATATTCGGTAGATTGGTAAGCAACTTCGCTGCTGATCATCCAATCTTGACAATTTTTAAACCTTCACGCTTATATTCGCATATTACGTTGTGGTTTGTCAAGCTCTAAGGATGTTCCAGACAGTTAGATGAGTTATTCACTAGTATATTTCTACACTAGGCAGCCTGTAAAATTGACTGTTGTGAAAGTTCCTCGGCGTTAACGACTCCTTTAGACTGCATCTGCACAAGGCTTCGAAAAACACCTTTAACATCTTCAGCACTTAAATTCAAAACTTTAGAATAACTAGATACGGCTTCAAAAATCCTTCTAGTTTCTTTACCTTGTAAGTTTGAGTCTTTAGTCGCTGCGGTTAATGCAGTAAATCCTTGTGAAGCGTCTGTCAAAGAAATACCAAGTCTTTGCGAAGTCCGGATGAGGTATTCTAGCTCTTTCCTACCTTGTTCAACACCTCCAGTAGCAGCACTAAGTCCTTGTTGGACCCCTACAAATTCCTGATAAGACCTTGTAGAGGCATATCCACCAATAGATACTGCACCTGCCCCCAAAACAGCATCAGAATGTAACGCAGAAATTAATCCATGATTACCACGTTTAACACTTGCCGCAGAACGTGTAGCAGAACTTGTCTCAGCCATTTGCAACTGACGATATTTTGCAATAAGACCTGTAAGGATTCGTTGACGTTCTTCGAGAGTAACGTTCCCCTGTTTGTATTGCTGATTGATAAAGGAATATTGCTGCCTGAGATTCTTTAGTTCAAAACTCGTCTTATCATATTTCCGAGCGATACCATCAATGCTTCTCTGAAGTTGTTTAGCAGCAGCTTGTGCCTTCTTCCGCATCTGTTCTTCAGCAGAAAATAGTTGGCGAGATTCTTTAGAAGCTTGCTTGCGATTATTCAGTATCTTATTATCAGCAGCTTTAGACTCTGCTACTCGCTTCTCTTCAGCTTGTTTAAACCATTGTTGAAGTCTTTCCTCTTCACCGAATTGACCAGACTTCATTTGTCGGTATCTTTCAGCAATAGGTCTTAAAAGTTCATTACGTTTTTCAGCAGAGATTCTATTCTGTTTAAACTGCTTATTGATCCTTTGGTAGTCTTCCCTGACTTGTTGTAATGAACCACCTAACTTATCATACCTTTTTTGAATACTTGCTACAGAAGCTTCTTGTTTCTTTAAGGATTTAGTAGAAGACTTTACAGATTTATCAGTGCCTTTAAAAGAATCATTAACAGTCTTAGCAGTACCTGTCATTGATTGCTTTATGGACTTTAGCTGATTCTCAAACTGTTTAAGTTTTCCATCTTGGATGTTAAAACCCAGAGTAGCAAATAATTTTGCGATTTCCTGGCCAGCCATAAGCAATACCTTATTGTTTATTCATCTTGTTGATTCTCTCTTGATCCTTATACTGTGCTTTTTCCAAGTCGGACTCTAAATCAATAATTTCTAGTAAATCATAGATATCATTTACAGAATACTTTTCATCCAACTCTTTCAAAGTTGCATATTTCTTTGTCACAATAAGATAGACTTCAGGGTCAAGATCAGAACTTTCTGTAAAGTTTCTCCAAACCCTTGAGACATTACTTCTGCCCACACCACCTGAAGATTCTTCTTTACTTAGTTCTCTTCGGTATCGGCGTGGGCCTCGAAAAAAAGATCAGAGAAATTGAATTGTACGATTTCCCAAAGAAGAACACACAAGGTTCTATAGTTACCAGCAAATTCTTTATCAAAATCAATTTGCATTTTATTCTTGGTAGTATAAGAAAGAAGTTCAAAGATTGTTTCGTCATCAAGATCATCAAGATGATCGGCAACAACTTCCATCAGACTTCCCATTGAACTATTTTCATCTTCACTGAATGCCTTTCCAATAGCTGGTAAAGCTACCTTAGCAACTTTCTTACCTAACTTCAGACCCTTTCTTCCGGGAAATTGTTGAATCTGATATTTGTCATTCTTGATCGTTACTTCTTTCTGTTCCATAATAAGCACCCCACTTATTTAATTTAGATAAAGTCAAAAACTGATTTTTTATTACCACCAACATAATACGTGGTGATATGTTCATAGTTGATATTCCATTCAATAGGACTTGTTGAAGTGGATTGGTAGCTAACGTTAGGGAATCCCTCAAGATACGCATTGGTAAACTGAATACCTGTATCTCCGCCAACATCTCTTAGAGTTACTAATAACAACCCAGTTTGGTTGATCTTATCATCAAGAGCAATTTCCGATAGGACATTATTCTGATGAGAAGTCTGCATCATTCTAAACTTTAATGTACCAGAATTATCTCTCTGGTGTACTCTGGTATGCTTGCCACGAATACCTTTAACAGCGCGATAGCTTGGAGAATTTTGCAAGACTTCTATAAAAGTCCCATCGGTAAAATCTTTAATTTGGTAGTCATTAATAGAGAGGACTATATCTTTTGGAGAGAATGTACCAATTAACATAAAACACCCCCTTTAGAATAATCCATAGTTTCCACCAAATTGACCAATTAGATTTGTCAGTTGTCCCATTTTCTCAAGAGCATTCCTGTCTTCACTATTACCAGCAAGATTGAAGATCATGTTGGAACAACGAATACGCCAAACTCTCGATTCGATATTAGTTGTATAACGTGTTTCGGGAGGATTCTCTATCCAACAGGAGTCTGCAATGAAATTGGAATTACCTGAAGAATCTTTAGCGAAAATTGGGAAAACGCCATATCCACTAAGATTATCTAAAGTCGCCAAGGCATTTAGAATACTATTAGTAGGAGAAGTTTGGGAGAGGGATACCTCTAACGTATAAGTGTTATCGGTAATAAGTGTTCTTTCTACTCCACCAGAAACACCTTTGGAAGTGTTGAAGTATCCTTGATCTTTAGTAATTGTGATCAAAGAATCTGGTGAAAATCCCGTTGCAGGATAGAGAATTGCAAGATAAAGATCAACTTGAGAAGGATCGTAAGTTTGAATTGCCATAACAATCTCCTTTAAGTAAGGGGCCAATTACGGCCCCAATATTTATTAGGAAGATTGCCACTGTGAAGGAATATCCCCACCAATCTTTTCATACGCACGTTGAACATCCGAAGTGAACTTCCCATTACCACCAATATTATAACTCGGATTAGGTAGATGTAGAGTCCACTCACGAGACTCAATAGAACCACCACCTGAAAATGCTTGCGAAGGTTCTTGACCACTATATGCTGATTCTTCGGTAAAGATAGTTGTGCCTGAAGAATCTTTGAAAGTCAGTGTAAAAGTTCCGTCAAGCGACTCGCGATCATTCTGAAGAAGAAGTGTTAGAATGTCGTTTGAGTGAGAAGTCTGAGAAAGAGTCATTGTCATATCAAATGCTTTAACGGCACTTGCAGCCCGATAAGACTCACCTTTAGCGCCATAAACAGGTGTGAAACGATCTTCAAAAGGATCAATGCTAATAAAAGTACCTTCAGCAAAACCTGTAACTACATGGTTAATGTCTCCATTAGAGATGATTACATCTGTAAACTCTGGAGAATAAGTTTGAACTGCCATATTTAAATATCCTCTTTAAATCAGTGTTAAATAGTAAGAGTTCCTGCAATAGAAACAAAGTGTACAGCGCCTGCGAGACGACCAGTGAAGGTGAAACCAGTGGCGACACGATTAGCCCTATCGTTAGGATCAGCGGAAAGAGGATTAGGTACATTAATACTAAAGTCCGCAAGACCACCAACAGTCACGCCTTGATTAAGAACTTCACGCATACGACCTTCGATAATTGCAAAACCAGCGGACGTATAAGGAATCTTTTCAGAGTTCACAAGCGTCAGATAGATACGCTCACGCATCCGTGCTTCAAGCCAATCTGCAAATCTAATTACCGTTTATGTTCAGCATGGATCGCTAATCCATACCCGTTAGCTTAACTACCTTTCTACTATTTCTCGGTGCCAACCGTGGTGTTCTCTTTTACACCAATTTTGTACATCTGTATTTTTGATATTTCCGTAGTAGTTTGCGGCGGCTACAGAAGTACCAAATTTTAATCCTTCGGGCGATACAAACCAAAATTTACCCCGAGGCTTAACCGCTAAGTATTCTTCGTTTCTCTCTGCGTTGAGGATAGCGTCTTCTGACCTTTTCCTAGATGAATCCTGCCTGTTTTTAACAGAGACCTTCTGCGCTTTACGCATATGTTCTTTCTGTTTGGGGCAAGTAGCCATCTTAGCATTGTGCTTTACGAGAGATGCCCTGCGTTTTTCCGAAGGACCGTTTATGGCTAAATTATTAAGAGCGATCTGCCTAACTCTGTCTAAATGACCAGACTCAACGTTACGTCTTCCCAATTTACTAGCCCAAGCACGCTGCTCCTCGTTGTTAGCGAGATGTCGTATTTCATCTAACCAACCACTCTCTACACAACGCTTACCGTGGATCGGTCCGTAAATTTTACCGACTTTAGACATGTGACCAGAATTTCGATTCTTTGCTCCGCCGATTAATCCTGCCATCTGGCATAGGGCAAACTTCTTATCATCTTCTATTGCACTCATCATTCTCAAGCACATTAAGTCTTGAGGTCTTCCATACGCCTTCCAAAGAAGCCTATGTGCAAAAGTGTGCTGACGATAAGTTAACTTCACCAAATTACTATCTTCATCCGTACCGCCGCAATGCTTCGGGATGATGTGGTGTTTTTCAATATAAGTCCCTTCCGGGATATGTTGGCACTTCCAATTCTCAATGAATTTGAAATAGAGTTTTTCGTAGTTCAATTTATCCCCTTGTTAAGCTAACTGCTTACAGTTTCCTGTAAGACCAGACTATATCTTAGCCTTCAATATTATTGATAAGGCTCCCTGCACTTCGGATCGCTTGATCCTACGTAATAGTCGTTGAACCTTCCCTTACGGGCTTGGCTGCTGATTACCCAATCCGACTTGTTTTTGAACTCTCACGCTCACTTCTAAAGATTAATTCTGTAGAAATCACGTTGTAGTCAAGTTGGCTATTAGGGCGTCCCAGCAATTCACAGGGTTTTCACTGAAAGATTTCTCTCTCAGGCGACCAATTGATCGAGGAATTCAGAATTTACTACACGGCCTTCTGCAAAGATTGTCCGTCCGCCAGTTGGCTCATAAGTATTGTAACCTTTGCCATAATCGTACTTAGAACCCTTAAGAGTCAGACTTTGAGTAGTGGTAAGGTTGGAAGGTGTTACACCTGAAACTTCTTTGAATTTCCAAGTAGTAGAGCCGGGGTCTTTTGGTGCTTGCAG